TGCATAATCGCGCGCAACATGGCCGCCAATCCGCTAGTTCGCCAGCTGGGTCTGCAAGAGACTTTGCAGCGCGATGCCGCCACGATTCCTGAAGCGCAGGAACTCTCTGAAGACATCGTCCACGAGACAGCGCTGGCCGGCCACGTTCGTTTGGCATGGCAACGCAACAAGCTCTCCAAGGTTCGCATCGACCAGAAGATGCTCAGTGACCTCCGCGCGCGCCGCGGGGTCTACAGTGCGGCGCAGGTTTCGACGATGCAGGCCGCCAATAGCGGCCTGAACATCGTCTGGCACCCGCTCACCGAAGTGAAGTGCCGCGCCGCTTCGGCGTGGATCCGCGAGATCGTGCTACCCGTCGGTGAGCAGCCGTGGGGCGTCGACCCAACGCCGATCCCCGACCTGCCAACGCAGATCAAGAAAGCGGTGGTCGCTAAAGCCATCTCCGAAGCGCAGCAAGCAATGCAGCAAGCTGGGCAGGCCGGCGGCGGTGTCATGGCGCCGGACGAGTTCCGCGAGCTCGTCACGCAGATCGGCGAGAAGCTGCGCGATGAGGCTGAAGACACGTACACCAAGATCGCGGAGAAGCGCGCGAAGCGCATGGAGCGTCAGATTGCGGATCGGCTCGCCGAAGGCGGGTACGAGAAAGCAATGGACGCTTTCGTCGAGGACTTCGTGACCTACCCGGCCGCCATCCTCAAGGGCCCGATCTACACGCGGCACAAGACGCTCAAGTGGGCGGACAACTTCAAGCCCATCGTGTCGAATGATCCGCAGCAGACGTGGGAGCGGGTCAGTCCCTTCGACTGCTACCCGGCAGCAGGCAGCAAGTCCCCGCAGCAAGGCGACTTCATCGAGCGGATTCGCTTCCGCCGCGACGATCTCTTCGCACTGAAGGGACTACCCAACTACCAAGATGAGCAGATCGACGGCGCGCTGCGCGACTACCACAACGGCCACCTCGAGGGCTGGCTGTGGACTGAGAGCGAACGCCAGCGGCTCGAGCAAGAGACGCTGTACATGTGGATTGCGCCCCCGGGGGTGATCGATGCGCTCAACTACTGGGGCAGCGTGCCTGGCTGGAAACTCAAGTCGTGGGGCGTCATAGGCGCCGAAGACCTCGAGGAGACGCGCGAGTACGAGTGCAATGTGCTGATCTGCGGCCGCTACATCCTCTACGCTGCCATGAATTCGGATCCGCTCAGGCAGCGGCCGTACCGCAAAGCCTGCTACGACGAGATTCCCGGAGCCTTCTGGGGGCGTTCGATCCCCGATCTGGGGGCTACCCCCCAGCAGATGTGCAACGCAATCGCCTGCGCCCTCGCAGACAACCTCTCGATAGCTTCTGGGCCGATGACGTGGGTGCATACCGACCGCTTCGCCGACGGCGAGCAGTCGATGGAAATGTTCCCGTGGAAGCTATGGCAGCTCAAGTCAGACCCGACGCAGGGGGTAAACCCGGGTATCGGCTTCTTCCAGCCCAACGACAACAGCGAAAAGCTGATGGCGACGTTGGAGAAATGGGAGCTGCGCGCCGACGACGCCACCGGCATCCCGCGCTACACCTACGGTAACGAGCGCGCCGGCGGCAGCGCAGACACGGCAACAGGCCTGTCCATGCTGATGAACAACGCCGCCAAGGGTTTGCGCCGGGCTATCGCCAACATCGACATCAACGTGATCGCGCCAACGATCGGTGACACCTTCGTCAACGAGATGCTCTACAACCCGGACGAGAGCATCAAGGGTGACAATATCGTCGTGCCGCGCGGCGCCGCGGCGATCCTGATTCGCGAGAGCGCGCAGCAGCGGCGCATCCAGTTCCTGCAGATGACGGCCAATCCGATCGATTCGCAGATCATCACGCCGAAGTACCGGGCTGCGCTATTGCGTGAGACGGCGCTAGCGATGGAGCTGCCTGTCGACGACGTCGTACCGTCCGCCGAAGAGATGGATCAGATCCAACAGCAGCAGGCCCAGCAGCAACAGCAGATGATGCAAGCGCAGCAGCAAGCCGAACAGCAGAAGATGCAGCACGAGAAAGACATGCTGGACGCCAAGCTGGGCAACGAGACGGAACGCGAGACGATGCGTCTGCAGACGAAGTCGGCGGATACCGCCAGTACCAACCAAGCGTCGGTCCTCGCGAATATCGTCAAAGAGTCCGTGGCGTCTGCGCTAGCTGCGCAGGCCGCGAGCAAGAAGCGAGTCAAGTTCAACTACACTGATACGGGTGAACTCGCGGGTGCCGAAACTGAACATGAATTTTGAAGGGGATGACCATGAATACCGTGAATAAGCCAGTCAAGGGCGAGTACACCGTCTCGCACCTCCGTCCGCGTCCCGAATGCATGGACGCTTTCATGCCTCTGTGGGACGCGCGTAATGCCGCCGCGGCCAAGGGCGATCTCGATGAGGAAGCCCGGCTCACTGCCGAGATGCGGCCTCTGCAGTTCGAAGCCAGTCCGACGGAAACCTTCGAGAACATCCTGACGGACGTGGGCAAGAACGACCTTCTGGACAAGTACCTGAAGGGCTCGAGCTACAACCAGACCATCCGCATGGGCCTGAAGGGCACCGGAACGGCAGTGGCCGGCGACACGCAATCGTCGCACGCCGGCTGGCTCGAGCAAGGCCTCGCGAATCCGCCAACGTACACCGGCAACCGCAAGGACGTGACGATGGGCTCTGCGGCGGCCAAGGTCAGCACGAGTCCGACGCAGGCCTTCGCGATCACCGGCAGCGGCACGGTCTATGGCTGCTTCATCAACAACGGTGGCAGCGCCACGAAGGACGACACGACCGGGATCCTGTTCTCGGCCGGCGACTTCACCGGCGGCAGCAAGACCGTTGCCAACCTCGACACGTTGAACGTGGTCTACACGTTGACCGTGACCTGATAGGGGAAGGTGGACTGGCTCGACGCTCTACTGCAAGCGCAGCTAGAGCGCGAGAAGTCTCAGTTGTCAGCAAAGAAAGGTTCTCGCCATGAAGCACGCTCTATCCGTCCTGATCCTGGTGCTGCTGTCTTCGTTTGCAGTCGCGCAGAATGCTGTGGCAGCGAACCAAGCTGTGATCAGCTTCACGGCGCCGACAACCTATACGGACGGGACTCCCATCACAGCTGTCCTGAGCTATGGCGTCTATCAAGCCTTGCAGGGTCAGCCGAAGGTGAAGGTAGCGACAGTCCTGGCTACCACCAGCACGATCACGACGGGCCTGCTGTCGGGCAAGACGTACTGTTGGCAAGTGACCGCGATCGACGGGGCGCAAGAGTCTGCGATGTCGAACGAAGCGTGCAAGACATTCGCGCCGCCGATCCCAAACGCCGTCACCATCACCGTGCAGTGAAACGCAGATAGTCGCTATGGGAGCTCGGTATGTCGGTCAAGGGGGTATCGGTACAGCTGTTCGACGCTAACGGCGCCGCGATCGCCAGCACCTCTGGGATAGAGGTGCTCTGGTTCGATGCCGACACAATCCCCGAGATAAGCCAGCTCAACGGGTCCAACGGTGTCGTCGCTACCGACGGCAGTGGGTGGATCAACCTCGACCTGAGTAAGGTTACCGGGCTAGCTGTTGGCGAGTGGGGATTTCTCGTCTGCTATAAGCAAGACGGCGGGGACTACCGGAGTTCTCCGGTGTTCATGTCCCAGATGCAGGTCGCCAGCATCGCATCGGGGGATCTGCTGAACCCAGTAACGCGCTGGACGCGCAACCCCAGTTGGCTCGCCTTGCCAGACGTCACCGGCTTGCAAAAATTCGCTGGCCTGTACGCTATCTACCCCCATTCGAACTTCATCGCGCTATCGGCTGCCGGCAACTTCACGGTGGACTGGGGTGACGGCACGGGCGGCCACAACATCAGTTCAGGCGTGACCGCGGAGACGAACCTCGACTACACGCTCTACGCCGCGTCTTCGGATGTAGGGATCGCCACCGCGCAGGCCTGCACCTTCACCGACAGTTCGAACAAGGTCAACCTCACCGCTCACGGCTTCTTGAATGGGCAGGAAGTGTCGTTCGACACGATCACGTCCACGACTGGCATCAGCACGCACACCTATTACTACGTCGTCAGTACTGCCACAAACGACTTCCAAGTTGCTTTGACTCCGAGGGGAGCCGCCATCAATCTGGTTACGGATGGCAGTGGAACCGTCTACATACCGCAGTATCGCCAAGCCATCGTGACAGTGGTTCCAAACGGTGGAAACATAACTTCACTTAATCTAAACATCAAGAACAGTACGACAGGACTTCAGACTTATTCCAGTGGCTGGTTGGATGTCGCGGTTTCTGCGCAGTACATGACTGAAATGCGCTTTGGAGTGTCATTACCTGGGCAGGCTACGGTAGCCATCAATCAGAACCGCTGCGAGCAAGTAAGTATTCTCAGTAGCGATTTAAGGCAAATGGGGTATTTTTTCTTTCAATGCCAAAGCTTAAAAAACATCGATAAATTAGTCACTGGGGCAAGTGCCAGAGCCACAGGTAGCTGCACATTCACCGATGCAGGAGATTTGGTAACCGCAACTGCGCACGGGTTCAGAGTGGGTGACCCTGTAATTTTCACATCAATTACATCAACCACGGGGATAGTAAAGAACACCAATTACTGGGTAATCAACGCGAACACAAATGACTTCCAAGTCGCAAACACCTACGGAGGAGCGGCGATAGCTCTAACCACGAATGGGTCTGGGACTTATCTACGGGGCGTGAGCTTTGCCAGCGCCTTCAACAAGTGCCAAAGTCTTAAGGGGATTCCGATATTCGACACATCTCAGGCTATCGACGTGTCTAGGATGTTTTATATCTGCTATTCGCTAGAAACAGTCCCTAAGCTAGATTTTTCAAACTGCGTCCTTGCTAATTATATATGCTACAACTGCTTTGGCCTTTATACGGTACCTGTACTTGATTTTTCGGCTGCTGTAACCTTGGCTAATGCATTTATTAGTTGCGATGGCCTCTCTTCAATTAAATTAATCACAAGCGCGTGCACTGATTTTTCGTCCATATTTAGTGGCTCTATCTCACTGAAGTCGGTATCTCTCAGCAGCACAGCGGCGGGCACAATTTTTTCGAATATGTTTCTCACCTGCTTAGCGCTTACTTCTGGGCCACCACTAGATACCGCGGCTGGCACAGATTTCAGTAGCATGTTCAGTGGCTGTACGGCACTAGTAAATATACCTGCGTATGATTTTCGTGCAGTTAGTACTCTTTCGTCTATTTTTACCAGTTGCACTGCGCTACACCGTGGAGTGCTGGACGGCAACACCAAAACTATCTCGTACGCGAATGGCATGCTCTCGGCGGAAGAGCTCGATGCCATCTACACCGCGCTGGGAACCGGAACATCGCAAACGATCACGGTCACGGGTAACTGGGGTGTCGCTACCGACACTCCGTCGATTGCCACTGCCAAGGGTTGGACCGTAACAGGTTGAGCAGCATGGGAAGACTCGTCAAGATCCACAACGGAGAACTCTGCGTCGCTTACCGGTACGTGGCGACGCCGGCGTACTACATCTTCGTCGCCGACTACGCCGCCGGCGCGACGCCGCCTGATGGCTGGGTGTACTACCCCGACGACGTGGTGCTCGAGGACTTCGCCCCGCCGTGGAAGCAGCCGGTGGGGCCGCAGGATGCCTACGCCTTGGGCGACATCGTCACCCACAACAGTGCCAGGTGGCGCAGCACGATTGCGGGCAACGTGTGGGAGCCGGGGGTATCAGGGTGGCAGGACGCGACCACAGACATCCCAAACTGGATCCAGCCGACGGGCGCCCACGATGCCTACGTGAAGGATGCCTTGGTCAAGCATAACGGCGATCTGTGGCTGTCATTGCTCGACACGAACGTCTGGGAGCCCGGTGTGGCTGAATGGCGCAAGACGGCCCTTATCCCACCCTCTGGCGCACCGGTCTACCAACAGTGGATCCAACCTACCGGTGCGGGCGACGCGTACCCGCTCGGCGCGATCGTGCTCCACAACGGGCACACATGGCGCAGTGACTACGCCGCCAATGTCTGGGAACCGGGTGTGTTTGGCTGGACGCAGATAGCATGACCATTCTGGCCCGCTTCGTCCCGGCGTACAACCCGAGTTCGCACGCGGCAGAGTTCAAACCCTCGTGGTTGACGGATTCGCTCATCGGCCGGCCTGTGTCGGACATCAGCGGCGTTGGCTGGCTGCCAAGCACTCCTGCCGCGCCGCTCTACAGCATGATCGACGAGACTGCGTACGATGACGCGGATTTCGACTACGCCTCTGTTTCCGGGATCAGCGATCTGGAGGTCGGCATAAGCCCCAGCATGGCTATCGGCGACCATCCGGTCAACCTGCGCGCGTACACGACTTCAGGCACTTGCCAACAGCGCGTTCGCTTCAAAGACTCGGGTGGCAGCTCTGTTGGTGTAACGGGCTACAGCACCGTGACTACCACGCCTACTACCTTCGCTATGTCGGTCACCTTGACGGGGGTAGCAACCCGCGCCGTCATCGAAACTATCCTGTGAGGATCCCCCAACTCAGATCCATCCATCAGAATCCCGACTGCGGTCGTTTCCACTTCAATGTAGGAGTTCATCATGGCGCGCTATTCAGTTGCTGGTCGTTCCACAGTCGCGGGCACAGCGGTGCGCGCTATCGCAAGTTTGTTTGGCATCGCAGCCCAGAACGGCAAGGTGCGAGAGATCGGGGTGTTCAACACGACCTCGACAGCAGTTGCGGTAGCGGTATGCCGATTCACGAACGCTACGGGCGTCGGATCAGCGCTCACCAAGATTCAGTACGATGAACAGGGACCAGCTCCGGGCTGCGTTGCGTGGGCTGGACACACGGGAGATGGAGCAGTAGGCGGCAATATCCGATATGCCTCTCTTGGCGCAGCCATAGGCAGCGGCGTGATCTGGACCTTCGGCGATACCGGTCTGTTGATGAAGATCGGCACAGCCAACGGAATCGGAATCATCTGCCCAACAGGAACGGGCCAGATCCTCGACTACTACATCGACTGGGATGAAGGTTGAGCCATGACGATCAGCTATGTCGGCGGTGTCACTGGCGCGACCAGCGGCACTCTCCCAAGCTTCCAGCCTGGCGACATAGCTATCGTCTTCGCGTACCGCTACAACAGCACAACAAACCCCACAGTTCCGACCGGGTGGACGAACATCACCAACACGACTGACGGCACGAGCTGCTCGATCAGCGTCGGATGGCGGCGACTGGTAGCAACCGACACCAGTACGGGGACATGGACGAACGCGACCGCCATTGCATGCGCCATCTACCGTGGCTGTGAACCGTTCATCACACCGACGGGGGGCGTCGCATCCGCCATAGGCAGTACGACAACAACGACCTTCCCCACTGTGACGATGTCGCGAGGCGACAGCACTTCGTGGGTTCTTGGGATGATTGGCATAAACAACGCCACGACCACGCTCGAGGTTGCGCCCACAGGCATGACGAACAGGCAGAATCGAGCTTCCACGGCTGAAGTCTCGATTCACGATACCAACGGCGGGGTCGCGTCATGGACTTCCACGAACCGCACGAACTCGGGCACAGGCAACTGGATTTCGTACATGGTCGAGTTGCTTGCGCTGCCAGTGCAGGCCGCTGTCGAGCTCATCTCTGCACCGATGCAACCGATGAGTAGCCCAGCATGAGCAGCAACAACCCCCGCATCCCCGCCGGCAACTCCAAGCCGCCGCTTCTTCGCGCGCGGCCGCACTCTGTCGAGCCAGCATTCTCGGAAGCGGCGAATACATTCAATGTTCAGAGGGATGAGTCCGTCACACTGACGGATTCGCAGACTGGCGGCTGGGCTACACCGGTTGCCAGAGCCGAATCAGTCACGCTGACGGACAGTCAAGTTGGTGGCTTTGCTGTTGCTCGTGCTGAATCCGTAACGCTGACAGATTCGCAGACAGGCAGCCTAGCTCAACAGGTCCGGGTCACTTGGCTCGAGATCCAACCGGTTACCGCCGGCAGTGCCGCTGCTGAAACAGTTACGCTGACGGATGGCCAGACGGTTCAAGCCGTCTTCGCCGTCACCGAGCCTGAGTCCGTCACGCTCACGGATAGCCAAGCCAGCGGTTATGCGGTCGCCGAGGCTGAGTCTGTTGCGCTGACGGATGCACAAACGGGGGCTTGGACTACCCCAGTAGCTCGAGCTGAATCCGTCACGCTGACAGACAGTCAAGTCGGTGGCTATGCCGTTGCCGAGGCTGAAACAGTTGCTCTCACGGATGCGCAGACCGGTGCTTGGGTTACTGCAGCGGCCCGGGCTGAGTCCGTCACGCTGACGGACAGTCAAGCCAGCGGCTATGCCGTCGTGCGTGACGAATCCGTCACGCTCACGGATAGCCAAGCGAGCGGGTATGCCGTTACCGAGGCTGAATCCGTCACCCTCACGGATGCCCAGACGGGCCTGTGGATCACTCCCGTAGCCCGGGCTGAGTCCGTCACGCTGACGGACAGCCAAGCCGGCGGCTATGCGGTCACCGAAGCTGAAACCGTTGCGCTGACAGATGCGCAGACGGGTCTGCGGGCTACCCCAGCAGCTCAAGCAGAGTCCGTCACGATCACGGATAGCCAAGCGAGCGGATACGCTGTTGCCGAGGCTGAAACCGTCGCGCTGACGGATGCGCAGACAGGGGCTTGGGTTACTGCAGCGGCTCGAGCTGAGTCCGTCACGCTGACGGATAGTCAAGCGGGTGGTTTCGCTGTCGCGCGCGATGAGTCCGTCACCCTCACGGACACCCAAACAGGCCAAGCGGTATTTGCTGCTACCGATGCTGAAACCGTTGTACTGACAGACGCACAGACAGGGGCTTGGATCACCGCAGCAGCCCGGAGTGAGTCCGTCACTTTGACGGATTCGCAAACGGGGGATTCAGCGAACAAAGGCGATGAGACGGTCACCCTCACGGATGGCCAGACAGTCCAAGCGATCTTCGTTACCGCTGAAGCTGAAACCGTTGCGCTGACAGATGCGCAGACTGGCGGCTGGGCTACACCGGTTGCCAGAGCCGAATCAGTCACGCTCACGGACAGCCAAGCCGGTGGCTATGCGGTCGTCGAGGCTGAAACTGTCGCGTTGACGGATGCGCAGACAGGGGCTTGGGTTACTGCAGCGGCTCGAGCTGAGTCCGTCACGCTGACGGATAGTCAAGCGGGTGGTTATGCGGTCGTCAGAGACGAGTCCGTCGCACTGACCGATGCGCAAACCGGGGGTTGGAGTACCCCCGTCGCATACAGCGAGTCTGTTGCCCTCACAGACGCGCAAACAGGTAGCTGGACGACTCCCGCCGCCCAAGCTGAATCCGTTGCGTTGACGGACGCACAGAGTGGTGCGTGGACTACTTCCGCAGCCCAGAATGAAACCGTCACGCTCACCGATAAGCAGGACACCGAAGCGATCCATCGCACAGAAGAGACGGTTGTTCTAACCGATGCGCAGACGGGCCTGTTGGTTGCGTCGGCTGCCCAAGATGAGTCCGTCACGATCACGGATAGCCAAGCCGGTGGCTACGCGATTGCCGAGGGCGAGTCCATTGCGCTGACGGATGACCAGACGGTTCAAGCCGTCTTCATCGTCACCGAGGCTGAATCCGTCACGCTTACGGACAGCCAAATCGGAGGTTATGCAACGCTCGAAGGTGAGTCCGTCGCGTTGACGGACGCTTTGACTGTCCGTTCCGACTATGCGGTTTTCGTCTCAGATTCGGTCACGCTGTCGGATGGCCAAGTCACCCAGCTCGTCGCTGTCGCCAGCCTCAACGACTCGATCTCCTTGGTGGATGAGCAATCAGTTCACACCCACATCGATCTCCATTACGACGAGTCTGTCACGCTGTCGGATGACCAGACCTCGGAGCAGCTGGGTGCGCTGACGGGGCACGTCAACGAGTTCATCACGCTGCTCGACGCGCAAGAGGGCGAAGAAGTAGAGCAGGGTGAAGCGCTCACCTCAGAGGAGATGCTCGAGCACGGGTTCTACGGGCGCAACGTCAAATTCAGGCCTCTCAAGAAGCCCGAGCCGCCAGCGGAACCGCTGCCGGCCGAGATCACGAACATGCCGGGCGCGCCGAAGCCGATTCTCGGCATCACGGCGCGGCTCGCGCGCGGCCTGAGCTTGGACGATTGGTTCCCCGAGCCTACCCCAGCACCTGCCCCAGAGCCCGCCCCAGAGCCCGTCGTAGCCGCGCCCAAGAAGGCGCCGCGCGCGAAGCCTGTAGTCGAGCCGGCGCCAGAACCTGTCGTCGCGCGCGCAGCGCCGAATATCGCGGCTGTCACCGAGCTGGAAAAGGCTTTGGCCGAGGCGCAGCAAGCCGCGGCCGCAGCGAAAGCAGAAGCCGCGAAGGTGAAGGCTGAAATCGCTACCGCGCGCAAAGCTGTGCAGGAAGCGAAAGCGCAAGAGGAAGCTCAAGCAGCGATCAAGAAGGCGCGCGATCTGAAAGCACTCAACCAGCGGCGCGCCGCCGAGCTCGCAGTCAGGCTCCTGCTGGAAGATTGACGCAAGTGCTCACTTACGGAGTACACTGCGCGGCATGAAATTGAGCAGTGCTCAACTCGGCTTTCTGGCACGGCTTTCGAAGTCACCTGACGGTCAGTTCCTGCTCGAGATTTTCAGAGCTCGTTTAGCCGAGAACGATGCAGCGCTCCGCGCCGCGCCGGCGGACACCATCCTCCGCGCGCAGGGTAGGGCACTGGAACTCAGCGAGATCATCGCTGACATCCTCGAAGCCGAAACGCGGCTAAACCGCAACCAGTCAACGGTCATCAGATCGTTCCGACCGGATGCGTAACTCGGGAATCGCAGACTCTGCATCCTGTGCGAACCCCAGACGCCTGATGGCGGACCTGGATCGTGGAGTCCTAAATGCAGGCTACACCAGCCCAGAACGAAACACGCCTTCCTCGAGCCGTGCTGAAAGTGTCCAACGCCATCAAGGCGCACATCGAAGCCCGAAGCGAAACGAAGACCGATCCCGCAGATCCGAACGCGCCGCCGGTTGATCCGAGCGCACAGACTGCAAACCCTGTTGAACCGAAACCTCCCGCGGCAGACCCTCGAGAGAATGACCCAGCCTACTGGAAGCAACGCTTCGATGTGACGGCTGGCGTGCTCAAGGCGGAACGCTTGGGTCGAAAGACCGATGCAGAGGGTTTCCATCAGCAGATCATTGAGTTGCAAGGGCAGATTCACGCCTTGCGAGCCACGCAAACGCCAAGCGCGGGAGTTGATCTGGGGCAGTTCTTCACCCCCGATCAGATCAAGTTGCTGGGCGAAGAAGAGGCCACAGCGATCGCCAATGCGAACCTTGTGACTGTTCGAAAAGCTATCTCGGAAGCCATCGAAGCAGAGGTCAAACCCCTGCGAGAAGCGGCCCGGAATGACAGAGAGCAGGACATCAAGTTACGCAAGGACAAGTTCAAGGACAAGCTCGCAGAGCTGATCCCGGACTACGAAACGATCGATGAGGGCATCGACTGGAAAACGTGGTTGGCAGAGGACGATGAGTCGACCGGAGTGGAGCGTCAAGCGATTCTGAACACGCACATCAGCAAGTTGGATGCCGTCAAGGTGGCCAGCATGTTCAAAGCGTTTCTGAAGTCGAAGGCACCGCCCCTGCCCCCAGTGTCGGCAAACGGTTCAGGCGCCAGCGATGGCGGCGGCCCGACGCCCCCGAATGCAGCAGGCCTTGCCGCGCCCACACCGGCCGAGATCAAGGACTACTACAAGCGGGCATCACTCAGGAAGGTTACGGATCAGGAACGTGTGCAGTTCGAAGCCCGGTTGAAGCTCCGCGCCCCCCGGTAGGGGGTGACGCTCTTCAAGGAGAAATCTCATGGGCGTTCCCATCGCATCAGGCCTTCCCGACTATGGTCCGGCAGGCGCACTCAATTTCAGCCCGGAGCTCTACTCGGGCAAGCTGGTCGAGAAGTTCTACAAGACGACGTGTTTCGGCGAGATTGCCAGCACGGACTACGAAGGCGAGATCGCGGGCTTCGGCGCGCAGGTCAAGATTCGCACCATCCCCGACGTGACCGTCAGCAACTACATTGTGGGCGCAGGCCTCAGTGCACAGTACCCGACGAGCAATTCGGTGACGTTGGCGATCGACCAAGCCAAGTCGTTCGCGGTGGCGCTGTCGACCGTCGACATGCGGCAATCTGACCTCGACATGGCGGACATCTTCGCCAATGACGGGTCGATCCAGCTGCGCATCGCCGTCGACCAAGACGTGCTGCAAACGATCCCGGCCGAAGTGTCGGCGGACAACCAAGGTCCGTTCGCCGGCGTCGACTCCACGATCAACCTGGGCGATTCCACGACCCCGGTGTCGGTGAGCAAGACCACTGTCGTCGACTTCATCGTCGATTGCGGCACGGTCATGGACGAGCAGAACGTCAGCGACGAAGGCCGCTGGATGGTCGTGCCGCCGTGGTTCATCGCGCTGATCAAGAAGTCGGATCTGCGGATCGCTTCTCTTGCTGGCGACGGGGTTTCGATCCTGCGCAACGGCAAGGTCGGCGAGATCGATCGGTTCACGCTGTACCAATCGCGCAACCTGCTGTCGCAGACCAGCCCCGGGCCGGCGAGCTATGTCATGTTTGGCCACAGTGCCGGCCTGACGTTCGCGTCGCAGATCGTCGAGTGCGAGATGATCAACAACCCGAATGACTTCGGCTACATCGTCCGGGGTCTGATGGTCTTCGGCTTCCAGACGATCGGGCCGAAGTACGTCGGCACGGCTGTCGTCGTCAAGAGCTGATCGGAGTAGGATGGGGGCTCTAGCTCCCGTCCGTCTTCAAACCTCACCGGAGAATCTCACATGAAGACCAGCAATCCGTACACCCCCGGCATGGACGTCAAGTCGCCGCCGGCAACGATCGAGAACGAGCAGTCCAAGGCTGGCGGCAAGGCGAAGGCCCGCTACCCCAGCGGGACGATCTCGACCAATCAGACCGAAGGCGCCCCCAAGGGCGGCGGCAAGCGAGCCTACGGGCCCGTCGGCCAAGTCCCCGCGGGCGCCTGAAGCCTGAGTCCTGAGCACCGGCGCCCTCGCGGCGCCGGTTTTCCGATTGCCAACCAGGAGAATCCTATGGCAAAGATGCCTTTCGAGAAGTCCAGCAAGGACAAGGAATCGAAGAAGAGCGGTAAGGAAGGGTCGAAGAAGGAAGAGGCGGCCGACAAGAAGGAAATGATGAAGGGCAAGATGGCCCCGCCATTCGGCAAGAAGAAGTAATTCCGATCACCCCGGAGAAACCCGATGATCAACGAAGCGCAAGAAGCAGCCCTGTCGCAGCACACTCGCCCGCAGCAGGACAAGCAGATCCCTTTCCTCATCAACATCGACGACGCGCGGCTCGTGCCAAACGTCCCGAAGTTGCGGACGCATCCCAAGTATCGTCCGTACCACGGCGTGCTGGCGGCGTCGCACGCCGATCGGCTGACCTACCTCAAGACGGAATTCCGTGGTGGGGGCGAACGGTTGGTCATCGACAGCACCAAGGTCAAGGCTTTCGACATCGCTACGGCGACGAAGGAAGAACTCATCGCCTACGCGTTCAACGAATTCGGTGTCACCATCGATCCCAGCACGCACGGCAATGCAGTGCGCGTCCAGTTGCGCAAGCTGGCGCAAGACGCCGGCGTCTTGAAGGCTGACCACAGCCTCGTCTGACATGGCTATCGCCGTCGACACCATCCTTGACAGCGTGAGCGGCACGCTGCTGGATGTTGCTCGACGGACGTGGAGCTATTCCGATTTGCTGGGGTATCTCAACGAGGCCATCCGTGCGACGGCGTTCGTCAAGCCGGACATGTTCACGGTACAGGCCTTCTGTCCGCTCGTAGCCGGCATCGCCCAGCAGCTCCCCGCCGGCGGCGTCGCGCTGATCGACATCACAGACAACGAGAGCACAGGCCGCTCGGTCACGCAGACCGATCTCGCGCTGCTGCAGGAAGAGAACCGCTTCTGGCCGGCGGCCACGCAGGAGCCCATCGCCGAGAACTACGCGGCGGATCCGCGCACGCCGTACCGCTTCTACGTGTTCCCGCCCAACGACGGCACGGGCAGCGTCCGCATCACCTACGGTGCGGTACCGGCGACCCTCACAGGCTCGAGCGGCGAATCCCTGTCTGTTCTCGACTTCTACCAGAGTGTCTTGACTTGCTTCGTGCTGGCCAAGGCCTATGCGAAGAACAGCAAGAAGCAGGATCTGACGAAGTACTCGGGCTATATGAACGAATGGCGGCTGTCGCTGGGCCTCAAGTCCCAAGCGCAGGTTGCGATCGCTCCGAAGACGGCGCAAACGCCGGGCATCAAATGACCACGACCGTCAACGTCTTCGACCAGCTCGCGCCAGTCGCGCTGATAGCGCGTCGATGCCCCAGCACGACCCTCAGACGGGCCTACGTGAAGGCAATGCGTGACTGGTGTGCCGAGACACGCTGGCTGCGCACGGCGATCCCTGGCGCGACGGTCATCGGCAACCAGACCTATAGCTTGGGCAGTGACGTCTACTCGGAGATCATCGCGATCGTCGCGATGTCGGGGATCGATCACTCGGGCACGCAGCCGCAGAGTTTCCCGCTCTTCCCGATGGATTCGACGCGCTGGAACCCGAACGTGCCGGCGGCGAGGCCGCGTGGCTATCAGTACATCCCCGAGGGGCAGTTCGCACTGTTCCAGATCCCCGATAAGGTCTACTCCCTCACGGTGACGGTAGCTATCCAACCCAAGGACGGCGTCGCGCAGATCCCTTCCGAGCCCCTGAAGAAGTACAGCACGGGCATCGAGGCCGGCGCGCTGATGCACCTTCTGCGCATGCCTGGCGAACCGTGGACGGACCAGAAGATGTCGATGCACTACGAATCGATCTGGAATACGTGCATCAGCAATGGCCGGGCTGAAGTGCAACGCAACTTCAACAGCGGAGCGCAGCGCGTCGTGCCGCGCGCCTTCGTCATGGGGAGGTAACCATGACCTTCGGTGTACAGCCTGTCTCGGGTTTCACTCCCGCTACCGTGGAAGACTTTCCGAACTTCATCCAGTGGCAGTGGAATGGAGTCAATCTCGGCAAGCCTGATGCTGACACCATCAACTTCGTCGGGACAGGCTTCACCGTCGTCCGCGGCGGATCTGGCGTCGACGACAACACGGTCACGATCACGTTAGGCTGACCGTGGCCTACGAGATCACTCCGATCGCAGGGTTTCCGGCGCCGGAACTCCCTGAATTTCCGCTGTATCTGCAGTTGCAGAGTGGCGGCGTGAACGTGGGGGAGCCGAATGTCCGCGTCATCGACATCATCACGGATCCTGCCAAGTTTCATGTGAGCCGCGGCACTGGCGAGCACGCCAACGTGATCACGATTCAAGAGCTCGCCGTCATCCCGGTAGGCCCGCTATACGAAGACAACTTCAGAGATACGGAAGGGGTCGAGCTTCCCGCTCACACGCCAGATATTCATCCCGTCGGGTTTGTTTATCGGGAAAATCTACCCGATGCGCCGAACTTGAAGATTGGCTCGGGCGGGTTCTACGCGATAAGCCAAATTGCTGCGTTTCCCGTCTCTCAATACGGGATAGGAACCGGGGTGTGGTTGATGAACCCCGCGCTTCCCTACCGGCTGGAAATGACCGTGGAGTTGTACCACGTAAGCGTCAACACACAGGCTTCGTTCTTCATTGAGAGCAGCACGAATCCAGAAGCAATTGTAGAGCTCGATGTGTGGAGGCAAAAGATCAGTGTGTACGGGGGAGTTCTTGGGTACGCCGAGTTCCCTGTGAGCAATGACGGCATCCACAGCTACACAGCGACGGTGACCTCTACGGGGATAACTGTTGCGATGGACGGTATCACAGTAGGGACGCTTACCCACGACATGTCTACAGCCACATCTTTTGACCTCGTAGGCATAACGCTCAACCCCGTTGATGAAGCAACGACTACCAACTTCATAAGAGTAGCCCTCACACAATGAAGCGCGCCATCGATTCTTTCCGTGGTGAAGTTCCTCGCCTCACGCCTCGAGCGCTGGCGGAAAGTGCTGCGCAAGAGGCTTTGAATTGCCGTGTGCTATCGGGTGATCTGACTGCATGGAAGCAGTTCAAGGACGTGAAGACGTTGACGCAAACAGGCCCGGTGAAGTCGATCTTCCTGATGCACGACGTTTGGCTGTCGTCGGACCTCGATCTCAACTACGCGCGCGGTGCGATTCCCGGTGACACGACCTACCGGACGTACATCACTGGCATGGATGTGCCGCGGTTCACGAACTATTCGATGGCGACCACCGGTGCAGAACCGTACCCTGTCACCACGCGGCCTCTCGGCGTGCCTGGCCCCGACAGCGTTCCTACGATCGTGCTTGGCATCGATCCGAACCCAACGTCGTTCTCCGTCGACATCCTCGATAGCGGGGACAGTCTCGCAACCGCATGGGTCATTTCCCCACCAGGTTCAGGAGCAGGGCTCTGGTCGCTTGTCGAGCAAGACGCATCCTTCGGAAACCCGGCGCCCAGCTATCGCTTGTGGTACGACGAGGTGCATAACCCCGGTCAGGCCCCGTACGCGTATAGGAACTTCGGCGTCGCGAAGTCACAGATCTTGCAGACCAGCGTTGACTTCTGCATCCCGCCTTCTGCCAACACCGACATCATGCAGGCTTGCATGATCCTTGGTGCGACGGAGGCGGGTGTCGGCGTGAAGGTCATGTACCAGCAGGGGTCTGGGGGTGATGGGTTAGGGGTACTGCTGATCGGGCTATCAAACGCGTGGGATCTCTACGGTTCGACGGAGTCTTCGCGATCGGTGCGGGTATCGATATCACCCAACGTCTGGTACACGATGACGGCAAGCCTGGTTCTGAACAGCGACGGCACGACTACCGTGACTGCGGGGTTGTATGCCGGCAGTGGTCAGATCACGACAACCGTCGCTACGTTGAACTCGCTCCGGGGCGATTACTGCGGCTTAGTGAATGCCACCGCTGCTGACGCCTCGTACAGGTACATCACCAACTACGACAACTACCACGTTCAGGCCAGCGGCGCGTCGGGCTATGTGGCTACGAATCTCGCTACCAGCTACGTCTTCACCTACGTCAACGACATCGGCGAGGAGAGCGGCCCGAGTCTGCCCAGCGCAACGGTTGTGCGGCCGGATGGTGTGAGCGCAACGGTGACGACGCCCACCACATTGGCGTCAGGCATCAGCAGTCAGTACTACATCACGACGAAGCGCATCTATCGCGCGGCTACAGGTAACACGGGTACGGTCTTCCGCTTCGTTGCGGAGATACCGCTGACGACAGCCGACTACGTGGACGTGCTGACCGATGCGCAACTGGGTGAAGTCTTGGCCACATCAGACTGGACGTTGCCACCTGATGATCTTCGCGGCATCCTCGCGCTGCCCAACGGCGTGATGGCTGGGTTCAGCAAGAATCAACTCTGCCTATCGGCGCAGAACAATCCGCATGCTTGGCCGGTAGGTAATCGTCTCAGCACGGATACGGACATCGTCGGCATCGGCAACGTCGACACGACTGTCGTGATCGGCACCGAGAGCTTCGTGTACGTGGCCAGCGGCACGGATCCATCGGCCTACAGCATGAACAAGTTCGAAGTGCCACAGGCCGCCTCGAGCAAGAACAGCTTCGCTTACCTCGCTCAGATCGGCGTCACCTTCGCGGGCCCCGACGGGCTCATGGCAGTCCAAGGCATCGGCGTCGTGAGGAATCTCACCGACAGCGTTTTCACACGCGAGCAATGGCAGAAGCTCAACCCGAGCGGGATGAGGTCGGTGTCGCACAACGACATCTACTTCCTGTTCTGGGAGTCCGGGTCGTCACGCGGCTGCTACGCAGTCGACATGAAGCCGAACGGCTTCGGCATCGTGGAGATGGCATTCCACGCCTGCGCCGCCTACGTGGATCCGATTGCGGACAAGATGTACCTCGTACTCGACGACAACTACGAGCCCTACGACCCAGCTCTCCCAATAGCCCCCAGCGGGCAGCCGACGACGGACGGCATCACCATCGCAGAGTTCGAAGGCAATCAATCGGTGCTGATGCAGTACCGCTTCCGCTCGAAACTGTGGCTGCTCGAGCACCCCGCTTGGTTCAGCATCGCGCAGGTCCGCGCCGGGGACTTCAACAACCTCGTCGTACGCGTGTACGGTGATGGGGCTCAGGTCGATGAGGTCGTGGTCACCAACGAGACAGAGTTCACGCTGGCTGAATCTGACTCCTACGCTACGCTGGAGATCGAGTTCGTTGGAACATCGACCGTGCGCAGTATGCAAGTGGCAGAAGACATCATCGAGATTTCCTGATGACTTTCGGTGCGCCTTCGATCACTACACCAGGTAGGCTTGATCTTCGTGCGATCCAAGCTTCGGTAAGCAACGCCCGGCGGCGCGTCGAGATTCTCGAGGGCGCCGTCACCGCGCTGCAAAACACCGCGGTGAACACTACCTCTGCATCAGCTACCGTCAGCGCGCTGCAGAGTGAAGTTGCCGGACTGGTTATTGCGCTCACTTCGCTTGAGGCCACGTTGGGTCAAGACATCACGACGTTCGTCGCTGATGAGGTGATTGCCAAGTATCACCCCGTATTCATGTCAGGCGTCGGGCATGTGCGGCCGATCAACCCACACGACCCAAACGCAATCTACGGGACGATTGGCATCGCCACCGTCGCGGCGCAGATCAATGGCTCGGTCACGGTGCAGCGCAGTGGGGTGCTGCAGGTTGTAGGAGCAGTATTCACGCACGGCTATCCGGTCTTCGCCGGCGTCGATGGCTTGACGCAGCGGCCGGACTACACCAATGTCTCAGTCCCGATCGGAGTTGCCGTTGGAACGGACAGCGTCGGGCTCGCGCCAGGCTGGCCAACGCTACAGTATCCGGGGGTCTACTCGGAGTATGAAGGCTACATGCCGGTAGGTTTCAGCTTGGTGCGCGAGGTCTTGGAGCTGATGAACGGACTTCTCAATCAGCCCGATGGAATCGTCGTGAAGATCGGTGCCAATCTCGTCACCCGCGCCATCATCACGCCGAGCGGCGGTGGGGTGACAGTCCTCCACGGGGATGGTGTTGCGGGGGATCCGACGATCTCAGTACCATGATCTCAGGCACGGCGTTCACCATCGAGGAGCCTCGCTTCATCGGGGATGCCTGTACCAATCTGCGACCGGGCATCGCGACGGCTATCGAAATCGCTGAACTTGAGGCAAAATGCGCCTCAGAGCAAGCAATGTGCGTGGCGTGCGAAGATGGGATGCTCGTCTTCGATCTGCGCCCACACGGGGACGCTCTTGAGCTTTTCGTGTGGTTGGGCGTGGCCTTCAGGCACGGCGCATACGAAAGGCAGGACGCCGCACTCGACAGAATCGGGCGCGATCTGGGCGCCAGCCAAATTGCCTTTAAGTCAAGGCGCAGAGGTTGGGGACGACGGCTCAGGCCAGAGTGGCACCGTCGCGGATCGGACGAATTCGTGAGGGCCGTGCGATGAGCGGTGGAAAAGGCCAGATACCCGAAACAGGTGCGCAGCGGGCATCGATGGATCACGCTGTGAACCTCATGCAGGACTACAAGCAGCGTTGGCTGCCGGTCCAAGAGCGGCTATCACAGCAGATCCAAGAGATGGGCAAGCCCGGTTCCGCAGCGCGTCTGGGCGCCACAGGCCGCGCCAGCACCGACAACGCCATCGCGTTTGGCCAGACACAGAACAAGGTCGAAGCCACTCGTACCAATGCCGGCGCAATGCCGGGGACGGGGAGTTTCGATACCGCTGTCACGAGCCTTGGCGGCGACGCCGCGAAGTCGAGGGGCTTGGGTGGCATGATGGCTGATCAAGGCGTCGATGATGCCTACACCAAGGGCCTCACCGCTCTCATGGCTACAGGCCGCGGGGAGAAGGTACAGGTAGGTAACGCCTTGGCCAACCAATCCGCGATGAGTGCAGAGCAAGCGCGGTCTGACGCCGCAATCGCCGAGCAGGAGCGGGCGGGGCAAATGGGCTTGGTCGGGCAGATGGCCGGCTTCGGAATGCAGCAGGGTTTCGCGCAGCTCGCCAAGCCATCAGCACCACAGAGCGGTTTTGGAAGTGTGCTTGGCGGGTACACAGGCTCTGACGGTACGCGCGTGAACAATCCGTCTGCTTGGCCGCCGGTGCCGGGAGGAGGTTGACATGCCACAGCTATTCAACAACACCTCCGAGGCTTTTACGAGCGGCTTGAGTCGTTTCCTAAAGAGCAAGCCTTCTGATCCCGGTACGAACAATATCTATGGCGTGAACTCGGGGTCGAAGACCTACGCCAGTGACACCTATGCGGCGCTGACGCGCGACGAGTGGGCAAACTACGTCAGCACTTTCGTGCCGATCGAGAACCAACTGATCAAGTACGCCACGGACCCGAACACCGTGACGAACGCGATGTCGCAGGCCAGCCAAGATGTGAGCAACGCCTACACCGCGCAGGCGGGCTCTACAGCTCGCCATTTGAGCGCACTGGGGGTATCGCTCACCCCGGAGCAACAACAGGCTCAGACGCGTTCCTACGGCTTGAGCAAGTCCTTGGCCGATGTCGGTGCCCAGAACATCGCCGGTGAACTCACACGGCAGCGGCAACAGTCGATTCTCGGGAACCCGGCGCCGATCGGCGCCAGCCCGACAGGAGCTTGACATGCCCAATTTCGCACCTCGAGGTGGCTTTGGTGGCGAGGGCTATGGTATCGGCACCTCACTGGCCAGCTTCGGCGCCGACCAGCAGCGGCAGGCGATGCTCGAAGTGGGCAACGCCGCCGAGCAAGAGAACCGGCGCAATATCCTGAACACACAGAACGCAGCCGCCGAGAAGCAGGGCAAGATAGGGATGGGAGCAACCGTCGGTTCGATGGCCGGCATGGGCTTGGCTTCCGCGTTGGCCACGAGTTCAGCAACAACCGCGGCCATAGCCGGCGGCGCATCAGCGAGTTCCGCTGCCGCGTCTGGCGCCGCTTCCGGGGCAGCCGCAGGCCCGTGGGGTGCACTGATCGGTGGCGCGCTGGGCGCGATCTCCGGTTACCTACTCAGTAGGTGAGGACAAGATATGGCCGGCGTCTACAGTTCAGCAGCACAAGGCATCGAGTCTGGTTTCGGCATGGGCCTGAAGGCCCAAGCCGAGCAGGAAGCTGTACGTCGAACGAATCTGCTCGAGCAGCACCAGACCATTCAAGATCAGATCGCGCAACAGACTGCTGCCCGGCAGCAGGCGCACCAAGACTTCACTGACGCAGCTACCCGAGACGCTAACCAGCGGACACAGGCTGACTGGGGTCTGAAGGTCGCGACCGGCCAGGCAGAAGACATCGCGAATCGTGCCGCGATGGTCACTGCCGGTGGCGGTGAGATTCCTCCTGAGTGGAGTCAGCAGTACGAAAGCGCTTTGGCGCAGGCGCGGACATGGCGGCAGAACGGCATCGACTTGGCGGCACGTCTTGGGAACAATGTCCTCCCGATTGGCCAGCTTTCAGGCGCGGACTTGGCGCACATGAAGGCTGCGACGACGGTGATGAAGCCTGAAGAATGGGCGAAGGTTCCGCAAGCGATCGAAGATGCAAACACCGGCCTCTCGCAGAACGACATGCCGTTGGTGTTCAAAGCACTCAATGTACTGATGACATCGGAGCTCAAGCGCGGTATTGGTCAGCCCAGTGCGCACGGCGGCAACATCGTGTCGAAGCAGATCATCAACGCCGTGCCGGCAGCAGCACCGAACGGCACCGTCACCAGCGCACAACCAATGAATGCCGTGGGCGGCGCGCCGACACCATCACCGGGCGGCACTGTCGGCCCTATGCCAAACGGTCCCACCAGCAATCCTGATCTGGTGCTTCCGATCATCCGCGTCACGACGGACCAAGTCGGGCCAGATGGGCAGCAGTTGTACTACGACGCGCCGATGACCCAAGACGGAAGCGTCGATGGGAAGATCGTTCCGCTGAGTATCCGCGACACCATAGAGCGCATGAAGAACATGCAGCAGGCGGACACCGCATTCGCGCATCCAGAAATCGCGCCGAAGCTGGCCGCGGGTGAAGCGGCGGAAGGGCCTGCGATCAGCAAACAGATCGACACGCTGCGCTACGTCGCCAACGCGAAGGCGGCGGGTCTGAAGATGGACACCACTACGTTGAAACTGGAGGCTATCCACCGATATGCGGTCGCGAATGGTTTGACAGACATGGATGCTGCTGCGCAGATGCAGAAGGTCGGTCTGTTGCCGGGTGGCCCAAGGCAGCTCAATCCGTGGCAGGAAGCAGACTACAAGTCGAGGATTGCACTGCGTGAAGCGCAATCGAACAAGATCTGGGCAACACCGCCTAAGGGCGCGCCGGCCAACGTCGACTTCACGAAGACAGGGGATGACTTCCTCTCGCAACTGCCTCCGCAGGATCAAGCGGTAGTGAAGGCTATATCCAACGGTACAGAGAAGCTCGAGAACGTCAGCATCAGAAACGATCGCCGCGAGTACTTTGGTGCCGCGCTTGCCCAGTACGACAAGACCTACAGCCAACAGGACTACCCAAGCATTCAAGCCGTCAAGAAGGATTTCACTTCTGGGGTAGCTGCAAGAAACGTCACCGCGATCAATACGGCCATCGGTCACGCCGGCGCGCTATCTCAGCTCTTCACGGCGGAGAACAACCACGACACGACAGCGATCAACCGTCTCGTCAATACGGTGTCGAACCAGCTCGGTGACCCGAGCATCAACAACGTCGAGATCGCAACGACCGCTCTCGGTGACGAACTGATGCGCGTGTTCCGGCAGGTTGGAGCGTCCGAGGTCGAGGCGAAGCAGTGGCAGGCGAAGTTCGGCCCCAATCTGTCGCCGGCGCAACAGCAGGGCGCGCTCGCAACAGCAACGGATCTGTTGGCTTCCCGCATCGAAGCGCTCAACGATCAGTACAAACGCGGCACGAAGTCGAAGACCGGGTTCCCCGACATGCTGTCGCCGAAGTCCCGGACGGTGCTCGACATGCTGGCGCCTGGCCGCCTGCCGCCAGAAGCCGCACCTACCCCGACTGCACCAGCTCCCGCCGCTGCGCCAGCGCCGGCCGGCGGCCCGGTGGCGGCCGGCGTGGCGAGAACAGGTACCCCACACGAAGGTGCAATCAGCCCAGCAGAGCAGCGTTCGCGCGATACCGACGCGGCCCAAATCCTCCGCGCTGAGATCAGCAGGGACACCAATCTTCTGCAGGACTACCAAGGTGCAGCCGCCAATTTCAAGCCGGAAGACAAGAGTCCTCCAGCGGTGGCGGCGCGAGAACAGGTGGCAAGGAAGCAGTCTGATATCGCTTCGCTGAACCGTGAGCTCTCGAAGCTTCCGGGTGGCGGCACGCCGCGCGGCCCCGTCGCAGCGGCTGTCGCGCCTGCACCGGCCGCACCAGTCGCGGCACCGGCCGCGCCTGTGGCATCGGCAGATGATGCGCTCATCAACAAGTGGCTGAAGAAGTGACATGGCATCCTACGATGAGGTGATGACTGCGTTGCGGAATGCGGATGCCGCAGGTAACGCAGAGGATGCACAGCAGCTCGCGCAGATCGCTGCGGGCATGCGTAGTGCGCCTGCAACCACTGTTGCGCCGCCCGCGGGGCCATCTACGCCAGTAGCCTCTCGACTAGCCAGACTCACCCCAATCCAACGGGCGCAGGCAATCAGCCAGATTCCGGTTGGGCCCGGCGCGCAGACAGCACCGACCCCGCAGACCGGGGTTGGTGTTGCACAGACAGCACCAAGCTTTGCTGACTTCTTAGCTGGCGCCCCGAGACAGGGAGAAAGAGCAAGCCCTATAGCAGACGCGATACGGCACGGTGTCGGTACGGCAGAGGCCGCATTGGCGACGTTTACTGGTGGCACGTTGGGTTTGGCAACCGGTCTGGCGAATTTGCTCACCGGTGGACGTCTCGTTGAGCCCGCACCTGGGCAACCCGCTCCCCAAGGCATAGAACAGATTCTCACTACCGGAATGCAGGCGGGGACGTGGGAGCCACGTACTACGGCTGGTCAGGAGCAGGCAGAGTATGTCGGGCAGAAACTGGCCGAACATGGACCGGCGATGATTGGCATCGGCCCGGAACTCGGTGCGCTGGGACAAGTTGTCGGTCAGGCTGCGCGCGGCACTCGAGCAATCGGCGTCGGAGGTGTGGTCGGGCGTCAGGTGGCTTCAGCTGCAGAGCTTGGTGGCAAGGTGGTCCCGGAAGCAGTGGTGGACTTGGCAGCGCGCGCAGTGACGCCGACGATGACGCCCGAGCGCTTGGCCTTGGCGCAGAAGGCTACTGAAGCTGGCATCCCGCTGAACGTCCATCAGCTGTCCAGCAACAGGCTCGTTCGGATGGCTGGTGAAGCCTCTGAAGGCGTCCCACTGGCTGGGTCGGGCAAGGCTGCGCGGCAGGAAGCGTTCAGTAACGGGCTCGTGAAGTCGCTCGACCCGACGAGCACTGAAACCAAGCTGACTCCCGAAGTCTTCGATCAGCTCCAGACGAAATCCGGTAAAGAGATCGGCGACATCTCCGCGCGTACACCCGTTCCGCTTACCTCGTTGGCTGACGTTGCGGATGTCGCCCGTCGTGAAACGCCGGATGTGAAGGCCACCATCCAGACCTACGCTGACGATCTCAAGACGGTGGCCGGTGATAACGGCGGGATCATTCCCGGTACCACGCTGAGAAAGCTGCGCACCGAAGCTCAAACGCAGGCCCGCACTACGCCCAATGGTGACCTGCGCCGCACACTCGGTGACTTCGTCAACCGAATCGATACCGCGCTGACTGAGCATGCGGCCGAAGGCGACATGGACGCGCTGATGGACGCCCGCCGACGCTACGCTATTGGCACCGTGCTCGAGCCGCTCGTGGCCAAGACCACGACCGGGGACATCAGTCCAGCAGCTCTGATGAATCGGATCACCGCTACGGCAGAAGGCAAACGCCGCATGGCGCGCAACCGCGGCGGTGAATTGGGCGACTACGCCAAGATCGGACAGGAGTTCCTCAAGGAACAGGGAACGTCCGGTACCGCAGAACGCAATGCGCTCTTCCGTATTGTCACGGACGCTGCCATTGCAGGAAAGACGGCGGCGATGTATCTGCCCGCTGCTGCTTACAACCGTTTGGGTCCGCGGGCCGCGAAGTGGATGCTCGATCGGGCAGCCAAACGCAATGCGCCGCCCCCGGAGTTGCCGCCGCCTGAACCTCTTACCGGTCAAGGTCTTTGGGGGGCTGAATCCTCCGCTGCGCCCACGCCAGCGCAGATCCAAGCCAAGGCCTTGGCTGACCGATTGGCAGCAAAGGGTGGCCCGAACAGTCCGCTGGGCGATCTGACGCCTGAACCTGGGACGGAGCTCGGTGCCGGCGGTGCGCCGATGGAACTGCGGCAGGGACAGACAGCTACGCCACCTGGCGCTAGTGTGTCGAAGCTGGGCGTCGCGCCGCCGGAACTCGGCGAACCTGAGTTGAGGCTTGCTCCGGGGGGAGTTCCGCCAGTCGTCAAGCGGGCGGGAGAACAGGTTCCGCCCGTTCCCGGCCGGCCGGGTCTGCCTGAGACGATGGTCGCCGGCGCGCCGGCCGAGGTGTCGCCGAACGCGGCCACCAACGCTGCGATGGTTACCCCCGAGGCGGCACTGGCCCGGCAGCAGCAAGGTGCTGCCGCAGCAGAGGCTGCGGCCGCGCAGGAACGCGCCCAGCCCGTTCCAGCGGGTCAGGCTACCGAGATCCGTCCGCAGGTCGTAGAGCCTGCTGGCGCCCCGCCTGAACCTCCTCCTGAGCCTATCCCGGCAGGGGTGGCGAAAGAGCTGCCGATCGGGGCGATGGACGCGCGCCTGCTCGAGATCGAGAAGCTCAAGGCCGAGGCGACTTCCGACACGGTCCGCAAGACCTTGGACGAGCGGGCCAAGACGATCGTCAAGGAAATCGAGTCGAAGAAAGCGGCGGCGCAGAAGCTGGTCGACGCGGCGGATCTGCGCAAGACCGCCGAGAGCATCACCGATCCTGACACGAAAAAGGCTCTGCTCGACAAGGCAGATAAGCTTGATCCCCCACCCAAGACTGAAGGAGAATCCAATGCCGCTGCAAAAGTCACCCAGCAAGCAGGCGTTCAGCAAGAACGTGGCAGCGGAAATGAAGGCGGGACGCCCGCAGAAGCAGGCGCTGGCAATAGCGTTCAGCGTGAAGCGCAAGGCCAGCCAACAACCGAAGGGAAAGTGAATGAAGACAACCAAGGTGCCAATGTCCCAAGCGGCGAAAGCCCTGACCTCACTGCCAACGACAACGGGCCCAACGGCCCTGCAGCGGCCGCAGCTGGTAACGACCAAGGCAGCGCAGCCGGACAAGGCAGTGAAGCTGGCGCAAAACAAGCTGAAGTAGCACCGAAGACCGCTGCTGAACTGGCACAGGACTTGGCCGATCTGCGCGATCGGAAGCCCCGGTCGATTCAGCAGACCTTTGGCCGCAACGGCCCGACGCCCGAGCAGGCTGCAGCGCATCAAGAGAAGCTGAATGCGTGGGCGTCGGAGTACCGCAAGGTACGCATCCAGCAGAAAGCCGCGCTGGACCGGGAAAACGCCGCCTTCGAGGCTGGGAAGACTGACGAGCATCAGAACCTCGATCTGCCGAAGATCGACGAAGGGTTCATGGATGAGCAGCAGAAGCAACAGGCTGATGCTGCGCCTCCGGTCAGCGATCGTGGCGTCGAGGCTGTGCGCACCGCGCTGCAGAAGGGCGCGGATAACGGAACGCTGGACAAGGACGGCGTCTCGCTCGCCTTGTGGGCGCTGGATCGCAATCCCAACCTGGCCAAGGGCTTCGAAGGCAAGGAAGGTCTGAGCGTCACGACGCAGCCCAAGGCTTCAGCCATGAAAGGCGAGCGCGGCGCATACAGCAGCTCCCTGCAGCTGATCCGGCTGGTCGAAGGCTTCGACGGGTCCGACAGCGCGCTGCACGAGATCCTGCATCACACCGAGCGCATGATGCCCACCGAGATGCGTGACGGCATCCGGCGTGAATGGCGTGCTGCGGTCGACGATGCGATCGAGAAGAACAAAGACACGAACCCCGAAGTGGCGGCTGCGCTGCAGAAAGCGCGCGATGCCGTCGCGGAGGGGTTCACCCCAGAAGCCAGAGCAGAAGTCCTCAACAAATTCCAAGACGGCACGCTCAACTCTGCCGATCACTATCAGCTGGTCAACCCCAGCGAGTACTGGGCGAAGAACGCGACGCGTATCCTGCAAGAGAAGTTCAATGGCCGCGGATCATGGCGTGCTGAAGCTGTGCGCTGGCTCAAGGATTTGATGGAGCACATCAAGGGAACGATCGGTTTGCGCTCTGATGCGCCGGTCCTGAAGGCGATAGACGCCATCCTGAACCCGGAGACTACAACGGGTGAACAGACGGCACCCACCATGCTGACAAAAGCGGGTTTGCCTCCAGGGAAATGAGATGAAGGACGCCACTGATGAGCAGCGGCTGATGGTGTCGGCCTTGGTAGAGGCCGCACGGGAGGTCATGTCAGACGCCGATTTGATGTCCTTGTTTGTAGACAACGTCTACGCAGGTTTCAAACATCGGGCCAAGTCTGATTCATCGCAATGGTTTGGCGCCAAAGCAATGGCATTCATCGGTTCTGTTCTGGTCGGCGTCGGGGTGTACCTCGTGATGAAGTTTGGAGGCGGCCGATGATCAATATAGCTGCGAAGACCTTAGCCAAGCAGCCAATCCTGTTGTTAGCTGGCGTGCTGATTGGTTTCATAATCGCTTTCTTGTCCCCCGCGTGGATTACTTTCGTGCTCGAGCAGTATGGGAACATGCACCCCGTAGTGAGAGACTGGAGAGTAACCGAAGCCACTGTCGACGGCGAGGACGTAACGGTATCCGGTGTGATGCGAAAGACGAGGGACTGCTTGCTCGTGCCGCCGGTTATAGCCCGGGATCAGCGCGACAAGCCCTATGTCGTCGAGACTCCGCTATGGCGAAACAAGGATGCGTCCCCGGAATTGCAGCCCTTTGGGCCGTGGAAGATCGTCGGCGGGGCGGGCAAGAGGCTGACGTTTGTCTTAGTCTACATGTGCGGCGGAAACGTACCGAACATCGTCACCGTCGGGCGCTATCCCTGATCAGGCGTCATGCGCCCGTAGCCAGATTTCGTCGTGCGGTGCACCGGCCCACCCCTCGTTGAACGGGCCGCCCAGCGTGAAGTGGGCGATGCCGGTATCGATGCCTTCCCACGGTGGCGGTTGCACATTCACTAGCCAGTTCCAGCGCTTATCGAGTTCCCCGATTTCACTGTCGTGCAGCCAGTAGAAGGCGTGCAGATCCCGGCCTGGCCTCTCGTTGACATCCCGTAGCGACAGTCGCTCATTGGCGGGATGCTGGCAGTTGAACAGCATCACCGATGACCAGTTCTTGCGAGGGTATGAGGTCTGCTTCTGGTTGACCATCTTCCACAGTTCGACGGGCTCATGCTCGTGCTTGACGACGTACACCGGATACCCCTCACCAGCCACGATATCGTGCAGCATGTCGCGGGGGTCTTCCAAGAACACGACGTCGCAATCCACGAACAGCGCGAATCCGGTCTGGCAGAGGATTGGCGTCAGGAAGCGGGCTACCGCGAAATCTGTGCTGGTCGGTGCGTTACTGACTAGATCGTAGTGCTGACTACCGCGGCGATCCATCGACCGCCAGAACAAGCCTTGCGCTACCAGCTTATCGATGCATAGGAATTCAGGAACGATCTCGTTGTCCGTCATGTCACGCAAAGACTTAGCTGCTACCCTCGCGGCGTCGTGCTCGCGTTCGTCGTAGCCGATGAAGATCCGAAGATGTTTCATGGTTACCCCGCGGCGCATTCAGCGCATGCCGTGCCGCTCACGTCTTTGAAGAGGTGAGCCCGGCGCAGCTTACGGAACTCTTCCGAATTCCAGCCTTCCATGAACGACTTCTCCTTCAGGTCAGCCATGATGAGGCCGCCATCGAGTCCGCTACCGAAACAGCAAGCTGCGAGGAAACCGTCGGCTGTGATGTGGGCTTCGGTAAAGCAGGCCCAACACGGAAGGGGATCACGCATCGCGTCGAGCCGACCTGGGTTGCCTGGCTGCGGTTTCCAGCCGGCGGCCTTCGTTGCGCCGCTCATGCCGTACAACGGCAAGAAGTAGAACTCGTCGACGAAGGGGCGGATCTCTTTGACCACAGCTTCCATCTTCTTGCCCTGCTCACCGTCGAACTGGATGCTGCTGGCGTAGATCTTGGTGCCGTAGCCGCCCTCATCGCGGATGCGCCGGGCCATCTTCAGGTTCTCGATCGCCTTGCGCCAGAAGTGTTCGCTGACCTGAGCCACATCCGAGAGCTGCTTCGCGTCGCTGAAGTTGATACTGAACTTCAGACTGTTCAGCCCCGCCGCGAAACAGGCTTCCACGCGGGCAGCAGTGAGCGCGCTGCCGTTGGTCGTCACGAAGGTGTAGGGAAAACCCACTTCTTTCGCTTCGGCGATCGCTTCGGGCAACCACTTGGAGACGAACGGTTCGTTGATGTAGAAGAGGCCCAGCTCTTCGACGCCGGCGGCGCGCAGCTCGCGGATGATGCGTGAGAAGAGCGCGCGATCCATGTCGTCGGTATCGTTCTCACGGATGCTGCGCACACAGAAAGAGCAGTTGTAGTTGCAGCGCGTGCCGGTTTCGATCTTGCAGGACTTGGGCGCGGGGATGAACTCGTGCCGATGACTGAGCGGGATCTGCGTGATCTCGTCGATGCGTTTGGTGATTGTCATTTGGGCACCATGATGTAGTCGCCAGAGATTTCCTCTGCCACCTTGTAGCCGAGGAACTTCAGGAAGTCCACCGCACCGAGGGTCTTGAGCCCGAAGCGCGTTGCCATCGTCCGTTTCTGCTCGACGATGATCACAGGCTTGCAGGCCCGGATCGTTTCGACGCCACCTCGAAGGACGTTCTCTTCATAGCCTTCGCAATCGATCTTGATGAAGTCGACATCCGGCAGCTCGAGGCTATCCAACGTGACCATCGGAATGTCGCCGGGCCCGTTCACCGTGGAGTTGCCGCTGCTGCCCGCTTCCGTTGCGATCGAGATGCTGCCGGGTGTCGCGCCCAGCGCCATCGCTTTCAGATGGACATGCTGGCCGATGCCAAGCAGATTCTTCTCGAAGCATGCACGGTGTTCAGCAACAGGCTCGAAGGCATAGACCGCGGCGAACTCGTGCGCCAAGTTGAATGACCACAGACCAACATGGCCGCCCACGTCCAGCGCCACACGATAGTTCTTGCATTGCTTGAGTGCGGCCACCTGTTTCCTGCCTTGATACGCGATGCGGCCGTTCAGCAGGAGTCGATTCTTCGGATGATCCAACCAGGCTTGAAGATGCATTTCGTGGTCGGGGAACCACCATCCGTGGGACTGCTTCACAGGATCTCCTTGAGGTTGGCCAACACTTCGTTGGGTGTGATCCGTGCCATCGCGGTGTGACAGTGGGAGCAGTCGATACGCATCCCGCATCCTAACCCGGTCCCGGTGAACAGGTTGCGGTTTTGTGCATATCCGGTGACCTGCGGGGAAATGAATCCCCCGAAGATGATCACCGCCGGGACTTTGACTGCAGCGGCGGCGTGCATCAGGCCACCTTCCGCCCCAACGAAAGCACGGCACACCGACAGGATCGCGCAAGCCTTGCGGAAGGTATCGGTGATGACCGGTTCCGTGTGCAATAACCAGCGGGTTCCCTGCGGCCCGCACTGCACAGTACGGTAGCCAGCCCCCATAGAGTGGAGCTTGCTGTCGAGTTGCTGCCAGTTGATCGGTCCCCAATCCTTGTTGTGATGCCCTACGTTCTTCACGGTGGGCTCGAGCATGATCATGCCGCGATAGGGTTCAGCAAAGACCTGCTCTTCGTAGGTGAAGACAATGTCCGCAGGGATAGGTTTGTACGCCCGCCAAGTCCACTTCTCCGGGCTCTTGCCAGCGATGTACGGTCTGGCGTTTGGCCCGTTGACCAAGCGCTGATTCATTGGCGCCCACCCAACCGGGGATCGCATTCCGCGGATAGCTGGGCGCGTCTGGATGAGGTAGTGCACGCCGGCCATCAGATCCGACTGCACGGGCCTGCCATCGATTCCAGTGATGAGCACAGGAAGCTTCATGCGCTTGTACATAGCGCGCGCCTCGCCCATGCTCATCAGAACATCCCCGACTCCCACTATGGCGACTCCACCAGGTTCCACTTAATCCCCTCTGGGGCCAGCCGTGTGAACTTATCCTGCCACCACTCGTAGGGTTTGATGGTGACGTGCAGGTTGATCGTGGTGTTGGGGAAGGTCTTCTTCGCTTCCCGGCAGCACACCGATGCCCACACAGCTTTGTTGGCCCGGGCGAACAGGTTGATGATGAAAGCGTTGACCTCACCCGGCATGATGTGCTCGAGCACATCAGAGCAGATGACGATGTCCGCTTTGTGCGCTGGCAGGGCCCTGAACTTCTTGAAGCTGGGGTCGTACAGCATCACGTCCTTGCGTTCGAAACCCCATTGATGCCAGAGCTTGTGAGGCGAGTCGTACGCCGCGGCCCCGCCGCAGCCCCAGTCCAGCATCGATGTGGCGCCCACTTCCCGGATGAACTTCCCGATGCAGTCGGCGTGCTGCAGGATGCTCAGACCTTGGAACTGCCATCCGCCTTCTGCCATCTCGCGGTAGGCGCCGGCGATCGTGAAATTCGGCGGCTTCATGCTCGGGTCCAGATACCGACGTACTCGCCGAAGTGGCCACCGTAGTGCTCCTCGTGCGCCTTGAAGCCGCCGGCCTTCAGGGTTTGCCCTAAGTGGTGGGGCTCGTTGCCCGACCGATCGTCGATCACCGTGGGGGCGTGCTCTGGCGGCAGCCGCAGCACCACGGCATGGCGCGCCGCCGCGGCGAAGGCAGCGCAGGCCGCCGTCGGATTCTTGAGCTTGTGCATCAGCGCCAATGCGATCACGATGTCGTACTGCCGCTTCGGGCGCCAGTGGTTCAGATCCGCGTGCTCAAAGGTCACAGGAAGGCGCCCACGGAGCTTGTTGCCCACCTCGAGGTGCTCACCTACCACCTCGATGCCGTGAACCGCTACAGCGCCGTTCTGGGCCAGCTTGATACTGATGAGGCCTTCGGCGCAGCCCAGGTCGAGCACCGTCTTGCCTTTGGCATTCGCGAACAGCCAGCCCAGACCCTTGAGCTGGTCTTCCAGCCGGCGATCGCCAGGTCGACCGGGGGTCGAGAACCACCCTCTCATTGCCGGTTTAGCAGCGACCATGCAGTTCCATCCTTCATTTCGGCGAGCGAGAACTGATTGTCAGCGAGCGCACACATCAGTGGCAAGCGGTCTGCGCCAAAGGGGAAGCCGTAGGCGGCAGACATTTCCGACACAACGGTCCCGACCCCCTCGATCAGCGCGGTAACGGAAGCGGCCGACGAGTGCGCGACCAGCCAAGCCGCATTGCGGAGGTCTTCCACCAGTGTGGTCTGCAGCTTGAGCTTGTCGGGATCCCAGTGGCGTACCTTGATCGGCCACCCTTGCAAGGTATGGCCATCGCGGGTTCCTGATCTGATCGTTTTCTCGATCCAGTCAGGATCGCGGGCGATATCCTGCATATAGGTGAGTGATTGCTCACATACAAGCACGTAGTTTCCGCCGGTCTTCCAAGGTTTAAGGGTTATCCCTAGTTTTTCAAATCGCTTCCCATCGGACATTTGACCCGCGGCATTGCGCAGCTGGATTGCATTGCGGGTGACCCGAAACTGCTTTCCTCGCACGACATCGAAGTACGAGTTGTCGATGTAGTAGTACGGGATACCCGTGTTGCGAGCTCGATTCCATGCCGCGATGTTCGTCTTGTTGACACCGAAGAAGACGTAGCCTTCCACATCGCTGTCGACGCCGGAAGCGAAGGCCTTGCAGATGTCGGCTGACTTCTGCTTGCCCGGTATTGGGTGGATGCTTACCATCTCGGTCCCCAGTTTGCGGCGAGCATCCGCGCGAAGGGTTCGCCGGTTGCGATCTCCTCGTGATGCCACTGGCCGTGTGCCATGTGGTTGAGCACAATCTGGCGATTGAGCTCATTCGCGCCAGCACAGATCCAGTGCGGCGCGTGGTGGGTCGTCGGGACGCCAGCGATGATCGCTCGAATGCCGACGGTCGATGACCAGATCATGCACATCTTCGCGCCGACCAAGTCAGTCTCGATCGGGATCTTCGGTGCGTTGTTGCCCGGGTGGAGTCTCAGCTTCACCTTCTCGCCCGCCTGCTGCAGCTTCGAAGCTAGTTTCTCGGCCCACTGTGGCGGACTGGCCATCTCCTTTGATCCGATACCGCGCTGGCCGCACACGAGGTAGTACCCATTGGAGAATTCAGGGTCACGCCACGGCTGGAGCTCGAAGCCCAGTGGCGTGAAACGGTCCTCTGGGTACTGGGGGAACCAACCCGCGGCGTTGTGCGCGTGCGTGCTGATGGTGTAGATCGTCTTGTCGACCTTCTGCAGGTAGCCGTTCTCAGCCACGATTACCGTGCCGCCGCGCTGCTCCCACAGGCGGGCCATATTCTCTTCGGCGCCGGCCTTCAGGTTCCACAGTACGAGCAGATCGTGTGTATTCTTGGGCTGCGTTGATGCCGAGAGCGTATAGCCCAGCTTCTTCAGGCCCGTCTCGAAAGCCGCGCGCCGGTAGAACGGTTCCTTGCGGATCAGGATGTTGGCGATAGGCATGAGAGTTCCTTCTCGATTGTCGAACGTGGAAACGCCTCGAGCGCAGAGCCCGGGGTGCAGTTGATGACCTCGCAGCCGGCGCCCTTGAGATCCTTGGCGAAGAGCTGGAACTTGTGCCGCCACTCCTCGAAGGTCTGCGACTGCACCAGCGGCTTCGGATGATCCGGGTGCCAGTGTTTCTCGCCCGCTGGGCCGAGCTTCATGTCGAAGCCCAGCAGCAGAATACGTCGAACGCCGAATAGGTACGCAAGGTTGATCGCACCGGCGCCGCCGTTGCCGTTCGTGCGGATACCCGCCTTGCCCAAGCCTGGTCGAGCCTCATTGCGTAGGCAATGGATCTTCGGCCACCGCTCGGCTGCACCACGATCCTGTGTCCACAAGCTGCCAGCGAATTCCTTCGCAATGCGATCGTAGTTCACCTTCCACCAGAGGAAGTCGCAGGCGTAGAGCACATCGGCAGAGTGGAACAGTTCCCATGTGTTGTTCACGACAATGGCTTTGACCGGCGCGCACTTGACCTTGATGATCTGATCGGCGGCCAAGCTGGGCCCGCTGGCTAGAACCACGCAGGTCTGGCCGGACCAATCAAGAGGTTTCGCTAGTTCCATCGCACTTCGGCGCCTTCGAGTACTTGCGCTCCGCGTCGAGCAGTTCGAGCAGGTTCGCGGCGTTGGCTCGCAGTGCGCTGATCAACCAGTCTTGAGCCTGCATCTTCAACATCGCGTCTTCAGCAAACTTCACAAGCGTCTCTTTCTGCCACAGCTGAAACTCGGCCATTGCCTTCTCTCCTCTTCATCGCGTCGAGCAGGATGTCCTGCACTTCGCGTTTGGTTTCGATGCGCTCGATCACCAGTTCATCGACGGTATCGCGAGCAATGATGTTGTAGACGAAAACGGGCCGCTCGAGCCCTGCCTGCTTCTGTCGCACTGGACCGATGCGCTCGAGGATCTGCTGCCTCTCTTCCAGCGCCCACCAATGGCTGAAGTAGACGAGGATGTTTCCGCCATTGGCGAGGTTCAACCCGTGCCCTGCCGATTTAGGATGAGCGAATAGAAGCGGAATTTCCCCGCCATTCCACTGCTCCACAGTTGCAGGGTTAGCGTCCAGCATCCGAGCTTCAGGGAATGCTCTTCGAAGTCGTGCCAAATCCGAGACGAAGTTGTAGGCCACCAAGATGGACGCGCCGGCTGCTTCTTCGATGATGGAGCGGAGGGCTTCGATCTTTTCGTCATGGAGTACCACCCATTCTGTGTTTGATTCACCAACGTATGCCGCGCCGCTGGCGACCTGCAAGCACTTGAGCGTCTTGGCCGCGGCCCCAAAAGCTTCGACGTCATGGTGACCGAGCTGCATGAACATGTCGCGTTCCATGTCCAAGTACTTCTCTCGAGCCACAGGCGGCAGCTCGATGTAGACTGAGTTCACGATAGGCTCGTCCAGATCGAACCAGTCCTTGGGATCGAGCGTCAGGCAGATATCCCGTAGCAGATCTTGGATCTCTTTCTGTGCATGCGGAAAGACGATGCGCTTCACGTAGGTCTTGTGCGCGTTCACCGCATCCTTGATGCGCTGGAAGCCGAACCACCGGTTCTCGAAGGCTTCATAGGTTCTGCCCAGCCGATAGCCGCGGTCGAGGAACCACGTCTGACCCCACAGATCCTGCAGCCCATTGGGCGCCGGCGTGCCGGTGAGATTGATCCAGTGCTTCACCCGACCATGCGCTACCTTGGCCAAAGCCTGCGTCCGCTTGCCACCCTGCAGCAAGCGCATCGACTTCGTGCGCGTCGCTTCGTCTGCGACCACCAGGTCGAACGGCCAAGCATCACCAAAGAACTCGACTAACCACACGAGGTTGTCATAGTTGATCGTGTGGATCTCGGCTGGCGTAGCCAGCGCTGCGATGCGCTCTTCCTTCGTGCCGATGACAGGCACGATCTTCAGGTGAGCGAACTGCTTCCACTTCTGCCCCTCCTGCGGCCACACACTGAGCGCTACGCGCTTCGGTGCGATCACCAGACAGTACTTGGCCATGCTGGCCAGCAGCAGCGCGTCGATTGCGGCCAGCGTGGAGCTCGTCTTGCCCATCCCCATACCAGCCCACAGCGCGCATCGCGGATTCGCGATGGCGAAGTTGGTCATCATCCGCTGGTAGGGATGAGGGACGTAGTCAATCATTCGCATAGCCCGTAGCTGGATGCGCAGGCCGGTGCGGGCTCCTCCCAGATCGGGTTGGCGATCTTGCCGCCGCGGAAGGTCTGCGCCCACTTCACGACAGAGACGATGTTGTTGCCGCGCAGCTCGCCGCGGTTGTCTCCCGTCGGTGCGGGGAAGAATGATGAGTCACCGCGCTTGCTGGCGCCGGCGACGATGCGCTCCCACTCCGCAATGCGTTCGATATGGGCAGGGAACCGGCGTGCGATGTCGGCCAGCTCCTGCTTGCTGGCGTTGATGCAGGGCATGCAGCCGACACGAGACATGCCCTGCGCGTACAGCGGGTTCAGCTTGAGTCCGCACGACCTGACGAAGTCGACCGTCTCCTGCGCAGTCCACCCGGCGATCGGACGGTATGCATACAGACCTACGCCCATCTCCTCGATGCCTGCAGCGTTGGCACGGTGCGTCGACTCGTCGCGGCGGATGCCTTGCCACGACCACAGATCGCAATCCAGTTCGTCCATCACGTTGAGGCAGTACTCGGTCAGCGGTTCAGTCTTCAGGTACTGCGTGCAGAACTGCGCCATGCGGCTTGGGAACCGTCCCTTGATCGCGCACAGATCCAAGTAGGGGTTGCCGCTGGGGCCGCGGTCGAAGAACGACAGCGCGCGGTCGACCACGTCTTGGGGCACGCCCTTCTCGGGCCACTTCTCACGGATGTAGGCTTGCTTGCGATACCACCAGCCGCTGAAGTCCTGCTTGAGCACCTTGATCTCGACGACGAGTTCGTCCTCGAGGTACTTGATGTAGTCGTAGGTAGCCTCGTGCTCGTTGCCGGTGTCGGCAAACACTGCTGTCGTCTCATTGGGGAACTGCTTGAGGGCGAGCAGCAGTGTCGCAGTGGAGTCCTTGCCCCCGCTGCACGACACCAGATGGTGGATCTTCTTCATGCCGGCGGCAGCCACTTGTCCAACTGTTCGCGAGTCGAGATCACCAGCACCTCGCAACCGGCGGCGCGCATCCGCTCGTGCTCACGCAACTGCCCGTCGCGTGGCACGCCGCCTGGCGCCTTCGTCTCGATGAACGGGTGCTTGCCTGTCGGCAGCAGAGCCAGCACGTCGGGTGCATGGCGCCGGCCGAGCCATGCGACAGCGCGGACTTCACCGCCATGCTTCTCGACTCGATCCTTCAACAGCTTTCTGATGTCGCGCTCAAGCATCTTTCAGTCCTTCACAGGTTGGAAGTCATTGGGGTCGGGTTGGCAGAAATGCCGTCGTCCGCGTTCGTTGAACAGCGCTGGGTACTCGCCGCGGCCATCAGAGGTGTAGACCGTTTGCCAGTGCAGGCCGCCGACGCCGCAGTGGTAGCAGACCTTCTCGTAGTCGACGTCGTCGCGCCAGCGGTCAGCATCATCATCGTATTGGGTCATGGTTATCTCCCAGAACCTTCAAACCCAAAGGCACGTCCTGCGCAAATATGACGATTGGACGAGGAGGGCGCAAAGACTGCGCTTCAGCCAATCGACGGACCAGGGGCGCAATGGCCTTCTCATATTCCCTGCGGTGTGCTTCTATCACTTCGATGAGCTGCCGTTCATACTCATCAAGCGCGTCATAATCCATGGTCACTCCTTCCGATACCGATGGGTTTCGAAACCCTTGGCCGCGAGAGGCAGCCCTTCGTTCCAGCCAAGATCAGAGCACATGATCTCAGCCAGTTTGTCCGCGCTGAAGTCAGACGTGTCAGGTGTTTCGGTGAGCCACTCATCGTGGACACCGAGCACGGGTGAGTAACACTGTTCTTCAGCCAGCGGAGCGCATTCAGCGAACTGATCGCAGGCTACAGCTTGGCAGAGGTTTTCGAACAGCTTGCCACCGTAGGTCTTCACGCGGCCCCATTGCCGGGTGTACGTGTTGTGCCCCACGTAGCTGATGTCACCATCCTTGTTGATCTTCGGACCCGGATAGCACAGCGAACGCCCGCTGGGCAGGCCTAGCCGCAGCCATGCGCCATCACAGCGCACCAAGATCTTGCGGCACTTGCGTGTCTCGCCGGGAGAGTAGATCGCCAGCCGTACGGCATCCTCGAGTTCCTTCCAGTAGCTGGAGATCTTCGGGTGCGCCTTGCGCCACGTCCGCTTGATCGCATCGCAGGCCACGAAAGTGTCTTCAGACAGTCCATAGCGCGCCTTGAAGCAGGCATGGTGTAGCTTGGCTGAATCACCATGCTTTTCGTAGTCCACTTGTGCTGGCTTATAGCGGTAGTCCAGAAACGATCGCGCCTCGAGCATCGCCCACTCAGGCAGTACCGGCGTCACCGCTGCAGTCATCGCATCCAGATCGATACCGTAGGTCGCGGCCCCGGTCAGCCACGCGCCGACGCCACCACCGTACTGGAACATCAACTCCTCGACCTTGCCGATCTGCCGCTGATCACCCTTCTTCGGCACTGACAGCGGGTCGACATTGAAGCTCTTGGCATAGGCAAGGATGTAGAGATCGACGCCCACGCCGGCGTCGAAGTCGCGGAAGGCTTGGAGCTTCCACTCCTCTTCTGCCAACCACGCGGCGACGCGCCCCTCGATGTTGGACAGATCCGCGATCGCCAGCTTCTTCCCCGGATCGGCGATGATCCCGCCGCGGATGACGTTGCTCATCAATACCATCGGGTTGCCGTGCACAAGGTCGATCGCCTCGAGGTCGCCGGCTTTGATGTACTCGATCCCCAGATCGATCATCTCTTGCGACAACGAAGGCCGCGGCAGATTTCCGGGCTGGAACATGCGGTGAGCCCAGCGCCCTGTGCGCCCGGCGCCGCGGAACTGCTGCGTGCCGCGCAGGCGTCCATCGCTCGACACCCCCTTGAGTAGCGATTTGAACTTGCTGACGCTGTTCATGCTGGCCTGCAGTCGCACCATCAGCAGATCGCGCACCGGTTGCGGCAGCTCAGGATCGGTCAGGCGCCTCTCCAGCGTGTCGGCGCGCATGTCAGGCAGGGTTACCCCATGCTCGGCCAAGATGTAGGCCAGAAGGGCATCTCGCTGCGTTGCTGCCTGCACCTCGTTGCCCGTCTGATCCTGCGTCTCCTTCGCGAGCCGGGCCTGAACCCTATTGGCCATCGCGACGACAGCGTGGGCCAGCTCGAGGTCGACCGCGAACCCGCGGCTATTCATCCGCAGATCACAGTGCCAGAGGTCGACTTGCTTGCCCGTACGGTAGTTCCACTTGGGCATCAGCTTGTGGACTTCCCGCATGATCAGGATGTCGGCGCCGGCATACTCGATGAACTGCTGCCACTCAACCGGGTGCGTCTGCTTCGTCGCGCGGCTGCCGTCGGGCCGCGGCTTGCAGAAGAGCTGGATCAGTCTGCTGCCGCTCTTGAGCTTGCGCTTGTCCTCGACCACGTTCATCACTTCGCCCAGCGAGGCCAGTGCGCCAGGTAAAGCATGGGAGAAGGCCTGCACCATCGTGTCACGCCAGCGGCTGGGATCGATCTTAGCGAGCAAATCGGGCAACGCGTGTCCGAGCACAGTGAAGTCGAACTGGCCACCGTTCTGAAACCAGACCAGTGCTTGCGGATCAGAAAGAACACGCCATAGAGACAGCGGGACATTGTGCGAGGCACCGTAGTGCTCTTCAGTCCACAACCCGCTCAGATCATCTTGGTAGTTGACAGTCGAGTTGACAAGATCCCATACGAAGATCTGACCGTCTTCTTCAGCCCACGACCAGAGCATGACTTCGGCCTTCTCAGCGTACTTGTGGGTACCGTGTTTGAGGGGCGTCTCGCAGTACGTCTCGAGATCATGCCAAGTGTTGCGCATTTTGAAGAGGGCGCTGTTACTGCGACACGGGGAGGGAGAACCACCAACCTTGCCCGCCGCTGGCCAAGCCAGCGCCCTCATCAAAATGCGGTGCCTTACGGGCACCAGTCGCCAGCGCTGTGACTCGCTGGGGCACGCTCTCGCGCGGGCTCAAGGGCTGCCGATAGGCAGCCGTCAAGATTACACCAAGTCGTCGGCGTCGGCGCCTTCCTCGATCGCTTCGAAGTCGTCGGCCGTGGGTGCCGAGCCGCCGCCGAAGGCGTCGCCGTCGCGCACCTTCTGGATGCCCATCAGCGTCGCGCGCAGGCCCTTGCCGTTGCTGTTGTCCTGCCCCCAGAACTCGACCTGCATGTTCACGTAGCAGCCACTATAAATCTTTCCGCCCTTGCCCTCGTAGAGCTCGTTGTCATCGCGATAGACCGGCGACGTGTCCTTGTCCATCACCAGCGGGCGTCCCTTGTCCTTGTAGCGGTGCGCCGTCAGAGCCATGTGGCCCTCGTAGCCTTCGTACTCCTTGCGCTTGCCATCGATCCAGCATGTGCCTTTGGGATCGGCCATGCAGTTCTCGAAGACGGCCGCACCCTTCTTCTCCCACTTCTCGATCGCCATTTCCTTGATGGCGGCCTCGACCTGCTTGGCCAGCTCCGAACCGTACGGCACCAGAGCGGTGGCCGACCAGCGGAATTTCTTGTTGCCTTGATAGTCCTCAGGTTCGCCGAGAACGAGGAAGGAGCAGCGGACATTCTTCAACATGAACTTCGACATGACAGTATCCCTTTGCAATTGATCAGACGAGATCGCAGTCGAACGTAGCGTCGACCGCAGTGAACGCAGACGCATCCGGCTTCGGCGCGACGTACGGATTCTTGATGACACTGGCTGGCTTCACGCTGGGCGAAGGCTCGCCTTGTGTGATCAACGCCTGCATCATCTTCCATTGACGTGGGCCGAGCACCGGCTTCTCATTCTTCTTCCGGTCACACAGAAGCTCGAGTTGCGTCGGCGACTTGAGCTTCATGTTGTAGACCTGTTCGAGGGTTGCGCGGAACTTCGTGCGCAGCATTTCTTCGGCCACGTCATTGCTCGACCAGCGCCGCGGCGGCTTGCGTCCGAGCTCGAGGCCGAAGCCAGGCACGGCGACCCCGGACAGCAGGCGCCGCTCGACCTCCGCACGCACGGCGAGACACCAATCCTCGACGAAACCGACCGAGCGCATCTTGAACGACAGCTCTTGATCGTCGTCTTCGTGCGTGCCGAGAAACTTCGGCGGCACATGAACGCTCTCTGGCTCATCGACGATCGCCTGAAAGTCAGCGCCGACCGCTTCCTGTACGGCACGCGCCGACGCCGGGCAGGTCGGCAGTGCCTTGCAGAATGCGCACTCCACCTCGTTAGGTTTCGGGTTGAGGTAGACTTTCTGCCACTGCTCTTCAGGCATCGTGCCGCGTTTCTTCGTCGCGGCTTCGACTGCCTTCGCCTTGTGTGCCAGCACCAGCGCGAACTCCGCAAGCGTCGATAGATCGCACGACCACTCCCACATGCCTTCACGCTGCTTGGGCTGGTAGATGCCCATTCGGATCTGGTTGATGCCGATCGACCTGGCGTAGGCGAAAGGGCCCTCCGCAACTGTTGCCAGATCCTCGTCCATCAACATCCGCAAGGCGCCCAGCGCGTAGATCATCAACTGACTGTTCTCGGAAACCTGAACGGGCGTGTGTCCGGTCTTCAGATCGAAGATACCCAGTTCGCCCTGATCCTTGAAGTAGATGATCGCGTCGGCTGTACCGAACTGCGCCTCGACATCAACGAACTCGCTGAAGTCGACACGCTGTTCAATCCAGAGTTCGTTGCCTGCGGCAAGCTTGTTGATCGTGTCGACGTAGCCCTGTACGAGGTCCGCCATCTCTTCGGTGAACTCCACGGTGCGCTGGGGTTCGCCTTCGCTGTGGACGAAGATGTCCTCACCGATGCGCTTGGCCGCCGGGTACTTGTACTGCAGGCAGGATGCGGCGATCGTGTGCATCGCAGTGCCGTTGTCCGTGTAGTCCTTCGGCTTGTCGGGGATGGGCTCTTCCATCGAGATCTTCCCCGGGCAAGCGAACCAGCCCTTCGAACCGCTCGGGCTCAACCGAGCGTGCTCCGTGTAGTCCGCCATGATCAGGCCAGATCAGGCACGAGCGCGTTGATCTCTTCGATGAACGCCGGGAAGTCCGCGGGCTTGAGCTCACCGCCCTTCTTGGCGCCGAACTTGGCCAGCAGCGCGATGACTTCCGCGCGCTTGCCGTTGGCCGGACTGACGGCCGACGCGATCTTCTCGGGGATGCCCGACTTCTCATAGCTCGTTGCGGCGGCGAGCGCCGGCGGCTCCTTGATTTCCTTCGGCGCGGGCGCAGCGGCGGCCGGCGCAGTAGGCGGGGTAGCCGCAGGCTTGTCCGCCTTCACAGCCTTTGGGGGCGTCGCTGCATCCTTGGCCGTTTCTGCAGTGGTGGCAGCGCGGCCCTGCATGAACGCGATGGCTTCGTCCATGCTGGAAAAGTTGACCTTCAATTCGACTTGCATGTGATGTGCTCCTTGCACGGTTGGGAAAACTGGCTGCCTCGTTGGGTGCAAGTTGTACCACATGCTCCAAGCGATCGTCAACAGGTTTCTGAAAAAAGAAGCCCGGCCTCTCGGCCAGGCTATCCGGCAACTGCAACCAGACGGCTGAATCCTACAGGTTGCGGTGCTATGTATCAGATGATACAGTCTCAGCCCATGAAGCTCAAGGATCTCACTCCAATACAGCGCCGCCGCTTGGCTGCACTGGCAGGCTGCAGCGAAGGATCGCTGCGCCATGCCAGCGCTGGGCGCCGCGGCATCAGTGCTCACATGGCTATCCGTCTGGAGCGGGCCGCGAGGCGCATGGGCCTCGAGCTGCGCCGCGAGGACATGAACGCAGGCTGCTATACCTGCGAGTTCGCTCGCCAATGCCGCAAAGCGTCAGGTAAGTGACGAGAACCGTCACTTAAGGTGACAGGAAGCGTCACTTTCTGTTGCTGAAACCCCGAAAAGTAGCATGGTATGGCGTTTGCATAGGTAAGGGCATGGACATCTTCACGCAGAACCAGATCGAGCACCAGCTTGCGAGGATCAGTCGCGAGTTGGAGTACGACGAACTCACATCGGTCGAGCTGCAAGAGGTATTGCGGATGCTGGAGAACGTCCTGCTGTTCATCAATCCCGACAAGAAAGTTGAATAGCCGCCGCCGCGCAGAGGGCACTTTTCCAAAATCCGGTATTGTAACAAAACGTAACCACCATGACTCCAAGCACCAAACCCGTCACGCGTATCACAAGCGCATTCGTCCGTGATCGCGGCCTGCGCCCGATCATCGTCACCATCACCGGCAGCCTGATCGAGCTCCGCGCACAAGGCCTGCGCCAGCGCGAGTATCTCGACGTGGGCAGCCTCTATCCGATGGCTGTCAAGCAGCGCATCATGCGCGAGAAGCAGGCCAAGAAGGAGGCCAAAAAGAAGGGCAAGAGCGCCAATCCGTCAATGGACATAGTCCTCGCAGCCGATCGCCGTGCGCGCAAGGAAAATTCAAGGAGCGCCAAATGAGCAATCTCTCAGGTAACCGTGATGTGGACTGGCAAGTTCACACTGAGCCGCCAAAGTGTTGCAACGACGATTGCAATCAAGGTCGGCGCTGCACCGACAAGGCTGAGATCGACTTCGTCGAGTTGGGGTATCACGTCGTGTTCTACGTTGGCCTGTTGATCTTGGCCGCTTTCCTCTGGAGTGAACTGACATGAACAAACTGATCAAACTGCTCGTTCCATCATTGCCGAGCCCGCTGCGCATTGCCACCGATTCGCTCGAGAACGCCCAGCGGCTGCAGCTGCAGCACGCGGCTGACCGGGAGTACCACTCCGCGATGGAGAACATGCTCGTCGAACGGATCGAACGGCTGCGGCATGAAATCGTCGAGCTGTCGAAGGCCGCTGCGCAGCCGACGCCAGAAGAGATAGAAGAGCGGTTCTGGAAATAAGCTCGGTATGACTCGCAAGGGCCGACCGCTGGCGACACGGCTCATCGTGCTGTTTGCAACTGAGCCTGAACTGCGTCTGAGCGCGGAAGAGATCGCGTACAAGTTCGACACACCTCGCCGGCACGTCTGTACGACGCTGCGCTACGCTGTGTCGAACGGGTGGATCTCGAAGACGCCGAGGTATGACTCCGATCGCAAGACACGTCCGATCATCGACTACATGGCTGGGCCAACACTACTCGAGGAGTTGGGGTGAACACCATGACCGAACGTGAAGCATTCGACGCATACAGAAAGCAACACAATCCGTGCATCACGGCGTGGGAGGCATGGCAAGCCGCAACACTAGCCGAGCGGGAGCGATGTATAAGCATCTGCGATTCACACAGTCGAAGCGGCAACTGGCGGCCGATCATTGAAGGACTAGCACCATGACCGTTGACGAACTGATGCACATGGTAAGAAATGCCGCAGCAGCATGGCACCGTGACGAATCCTTGGAAAATCCGCGCGTGTTCAAGTTTCCCGCGGCAGAAGCAAAACTCCGCGCTGCAATCGAGCAGGCAC